ACGCGCACGGCGGCGGCGGCGGATGGGAGAGCGGCGCCTCTTTGCACCGAAGTATAGATCAAGAAGATCGGACATATTTATTTTAATATATAGAAAAGATTTTTAATTCAAATTAATTCAAATTAATTCAAATTAATATTTTAATAAATTTAGAAATTACATTTTCCCTGAAATTATGTAGTTTTAGAAATTCCATTAAAATATTTTTATCCTTCTTTTTTATATTAAATTTTTCTGGTATATCATAATCGAATACATTGAATATTTCCCTACACACATGGTAATCAAAGTGTTCGCATGTCTTAACTGAATTGGCTAATACATTTTCTATAGTTCCGTGTTTCTTAATTAAATTAAATGCTGTTATTGGTCCTATCTGAGGAATAGACTCTGTATAGTCGCATCCAGATAGAATGCAGAAATCTACAAAATTTTCCATATTCATATCTATATCTGATAGAAGCTTTTCAAGATTAACCTCTATGATGCACTTACTTATACTAGTTTTAAGCACATTAGAGCATCCAAATGTAAGAGCATCTGAATCATCGGTAATTGTATAATCGACAAGGCCATTTTTTTGAAGAAATGCGCAATATTTCTCTGCGTCATTCGGGGCTGTACAATAAGGAAGGCCCGATTTTTCTAGAAATTCTTTGCATTGTTCGGTATGATATTTCTTTACGGTTATCAATTGAGATTGCAATCTTTCTATTTCATATTGAATCTCATGCTCATGTTTTTCATTTTGCGGAACTGTGTCCTTTAGTTCATCTAACCTAATGTATAACTTTTGTTTTGCCAACATTCTTTTTTCTAATGTTATACCTTTTGCATCAGGAGGAATCCCATCAAAAACAAAAACGGGTAGAATCCCATTCATCATGTAAAATTTTGCGCGATTTGCAATTCCTACAAGATGTGAATTATCTTCTTTGGAGGCATACTTAAATTTATATAATAGTATACTACAATCTATAGCAACAGTTTTACCGTAATACTTTTTAATGTCGTTGTATGTTGTACAATCAGGAGAGTGTTTTTTAATAAGGGTATTTAATCCTCTAATTCCCATTTATTAATGTATATCTTATTCTTTTAAACTATTTAAAACGAATTTTAATCTACGATCAAACACTCTGTAAGATTAATCGGTGAAGTGTCTTCGTCGGTAGTAAGATCCAGAATCCTCTTAGGATGGCGAAATTGTGGATGTGTTTCAATTCCCGCGACTCGGTAATGAACTATATCTTTCCAAAACTGGTCTAGAATAGGCAAATTCTTATTAAGCCACTTATGGTTAATATAGGTTCTTACGATACTCATAGTCTTCGGTGGGAAATATTCAATAAAATCAGAAACTTCAAGTCCGCATATGAACATATTCAACTGAACCTGAGGATAATAATACACCGGAATCTTACCGGGGATAATCTTCCGCTTATATGGACACTTAACCTCCAATAGAATAGGCTTTGCATCAGGATCAGTTAGACTCATGGAGATACCGTCTGGCGAACCAGCTAGCCACGGATATTCATCGGATTTATGTACATCCTCGTGTGCAAGAAGACCAAAATCGTAATTCTTTTGGTCAGTAAGTTTACAATACTTATCAATAGCTTCGTCTTCATACTTTTGCCCGTGACGAGTAGCAATATTACCAACAAAAGGCTTTGGGTCGTGACCACACTTCTTAAAAAGTACTTCTTTTGGTTTTTGATAAGGATTCAACCCCAGAACCGTGCCTGCATCACTTGATGTCAATTTGTTCTCTCGTTGCTTAAACCATGCATCTGACCGCTGCTCGTGCATGGGAATCGATTGCAATTTATTAATTATATCCATAAAATACACCTGTATAAGTGTATGTATTTTATGTTTAAATCACTTAGAAGAATGTTACATATATAATTATATATAATATAGATTTTTGTAAATATAAATGTAATAATGAATTTAAAGTATAGAATGATATATAATTATTATGAAGTGGGGAAAGCTGGTAACAGTTGTAGACAATGATTCAATGCAAGAGTGGAAAGTATATGAGTATAGATATATAGGTCCATGGACAGACTCTATCATAGCTATATGGGGAAAAAAAGAAATTCCTTTATATTATAGGGGTATTACTGAAATGAGTCTTAGTGCTAGACATAACTGTCACGGCAGAAGCTGCCGGTGTAAGGCCAAGAAAGGTCTCACGAACCTATTTTATAAAACCCTTGTTGCTAGTGGAGGTACTGAAGATTCTTCTGGGCGGAAATTGTGGGATTTAAAGGTGAAAGATGCGTTTTTTTATTATTACCGTAATTCACCAAAATTTAGTTTGAAATACATCAGTCTTAAAGAGGCGGAAAACATGGGGCCATTGAACACACAAACCGCCCCGGGTCTTAATAATTACCCAATTCATTTGGTGAACGACAAAAAAAGTGAACTAGAATATGTACATCAAAGTCTAGAAAAAGAGAACCTTACCCTATCCCTATCCAAGTCCAACAATAAGAAAGATCCGTCAAAAAGTATATATATGTATGTCAGGCCCGCGACGGGCCTGGGTGAATCATCGCTCGCCAAGCCCTACAGGGCAGAGGTGAAGACCGGTGGCAAGTCGGTGAACCTGGGCACCTATTTTAGCCAAGAAGGAGCTGCTCTGGCTGCGGCAAGATTTAAAGCTGAGTCGAGTGACGCCAACTGAGCTTCCACTCCCGTTCTCTTGCGTTGAGACGAATGCTAAAACAAAAATAAAAGAGAAAGAAGATGAAACTCGTATGTAATTTATATAAATCGTTTAAGAAAATGATACATATTTGATTATATATGAGTGATAAATTAAAATTCATTGATTTATGTTCAGGTATAGGGGGTTTTCATCAGGCTCTTAAACATTGTGAATGTGTTATGTCGTGCGATATTGCACAGTTGTGTAGAGAATCTTATAAGATTAATTACGGCATTGAATCGGAAAAAGATCTCTCTGAACTTGTTATAGAAAATATTCCAGCATTTGATATTATATGCGCTGGATTCCCGTGTCAACCATTTTCAAAGGCTGGTTTCCGAGAAGGATTTAAAGACTCCCGAGGGAATATATTTTTTGATATATGTAAAATTATAGATTATCATAAGCCAAAATATATAATATTAGAAAATGTTAGAAATTTAGTGTCCCATGACAACGGAAAAACTTTCAAAATTATAATAGAAACCCTAGAAAATCTAAATTATAACGTTGCTCATATAATATTAAATGCTTTGTATTTTTCAGTTCCTCAAAACAGGGAACGTATAATTATAATGGGAAAACGTAAAGACATAGGAAATATTCCAGATTTTCCTAAATTCAAAAAAGAATACACTTCATTAAGTGATATCATAGATCACACTAATAATGTACCCGATTTAACAGATAAACTAATTGTTACAAGAAACATTTGGAATGATTTTTTGTGTATATTAAAAGATAATAATACACCCATCCCAAAGTTTCCTATTTGGACAGACATTTGGGACACTGATGTCTCAGATGACTTTTATAAAATGTATAAATCTACTGTAGACAAAAATAAAAAATTCTATGAAGACAATGTAGACATTCTAGAACCCTGGTTAATTGAATCCAGGAGTAATGAATTATGGAAAGGAGCAATTAGAAAACTAGAATGGCAAGTAGGAACAAATTCTGGTACATTAAACGAAACCTTGTGGAGCCCAAGAGGCTCCGGTATTCGTGTTAAAAATTTAGACTATTCTCCTACTCTTGTTGCGATGGCGTCAATGATACCTATCTATGGACCTTATTCAAGACAACTAACTCCTAGGGAATGCGCAAGATTACAGTCTTTTCCGGAAGAATTTATACTACATGAAGATCCAAAGGTAAATTATAAACATTTTGGAAACGCCGTGAATGTTAAAATGATATCATGGTGTGTCTCATTTTTGATAAACTAGCATTAGATTATATAACTTACGGATGTCTTCGGCTACAAAATTAAATGATCCGATATACCCGGGTTTAAAATCTGAACCTGTTAGCGGCTTCTCCCCCGTTTTGTGTTCGGCTTTGCGTTTTTTCCAGCCTGCTTTATCTTCTTGCCATCTCTTGGCAGGTTCAACGATTCCATAATTAAATTTAACTTGGATTCGTATAAATATATTATCAGTGTCTCCCAATTTTATACTAAGATTAACGTATGTTTTAGCCGCGTCTTTACTTGGCTTACTATTCCCCCCAAACCACCCAGCCTGTGCATGCATATATTTGTAATAAATATCCGACGGATTGTACTTTAAGTCCCAGAGATATATAAAATTTATTCCAGTGTTATTGCTGTATATTATACCATCAGAATCTAGTCTTCCTTCTTCGGTAATCCCAAGTCCGTGAAACATGAATTCTTTCTTTTCTTTAACGGGAAATTTATTAATATGGTCTGCAAAATGTTCCGCAGCGCTTTCTGTGATGTTTTGGTGCCTAGGGGGGAGCCTCTGTCCTCCTCGTGCTATTTTAATAGGTAATGCTTTTCTATATTGTTCACTTATTAACTCTTTAAACATTACATTATAATTAACTTCTTTAGTCCCTATATTTGAAAGATCTTTTGTTAAATGTGGCAATTTAGTAATAGAATATTTCCACACAGATAAACCCGGAAACACAACTCCAATATCCGCCTTTCCCGTATTGTCATCTTGTGTATAATTATATAACCCTATCATTCCTATAAACATCTTCTCGAGTTCTCTTTTTGGTTTTATTTTTTTCCAAATTTCCCGATTTCTAATTGATTTATCTAAGTTTTGGATAGAATCTAAACCGGTTGATATAATCAATTGAACACCTGTTGAAATTTCAGCGATAGTTCCAGGATTTTTATTTGCTCCATAAGAGTCGATAAAAGAGTTTAGTGTTGTATGCAATATCAACGAGTCGTGATGTCCGGAAACGCATTTTAAAACACGTTCTCGTTGTTTTTTTGAAAGATTATCCATTTTCCTTTTTAAATAAGACTTTGTTATTCTATTATCCATTTATATATTAGGGATAATATTTTTTTGCAAAATATACTATAATAGGAATAGAATATTAGATTTAAAAAGATAACTCATAATACATTAAATCTAAATGTATCGCATTATCCCTCTTAGAATTTTACGTAGAACCCGTGGTGTAAAATTTGACGAAATGGTTCCATCTGATATCCCAAAAATTAGCGGAATCGATCGAGTTATCCATGGTCCAAATTCTATCTCACCCGGACCGGTTGAAGATTGTACCCCTCCTGTTAAAAGACCGTGGTATATGCATCCAGGACAAGATGATAATCTCCTAGTTCTTCAGGGAACTAGATACATTGATATCTTTGATCCAAAAACTGTAACTAAAGCCTCTTTTATCATAACTCCAGATAAGGTTTATAAAAATGACAAACTGTATTTTGATGGCCCTGCTATGGTAGTCTGGCCTTCGGGTATTTTTCATAGAATTATTAGTGGGATTGAAGGTAGTATATCGGTTAATTTTTCAACTAGAACCAATTTATTTGACATGAAGGACAATTTTAATGTATACAATCTCTGTACAAACACGGGAAAGTATACATTAATTAAAGATGGGTATGAAGATCAGCCAGATCTAAATTATAAGTATCCTAATGACGAAATTAAGGATCTATTCAAAGACAATATTCCACGAATTTAAATAAATATGTATTGTAATGTAATGTAATGGATAACCCCGAATCTCCAAATGTTTTCCCGATAGATATAGTTATTACCTGGGTAGACACAACCGATAAAGCGTGGATAAATAGATATGAAAATACTCTTAATAAACCATTTAAGAGATCAGAAAGATGGAGTCCACAATATTCCCCACCCGATACAGAACTTTCTTTATGTTTAAAACTTATTCGTAAGAATATGGCATGGGTTCGTAATGTATTTATTGTTACACAACAACAAGATCCTAAATGCCGTACAGAAAATGAAATACTAATAGATCACTCGGATATGGGACTAGGACTTGTATTTAATAGTCTTGCAATTGAGACATCTTTATATAAAATACCTGGTTTATCAGAGCATTTTATTTACTTTAATGATGACATTTATGCTGTGAAAAAATTAGCACGTAGTTTATTTTTTACCAACAATGGCGCAACAGTTGTTCAGTTTAAAGACCAGTATTTTGGAGTTGATAGTATCTGGGGTAGGACAAATAAACACACTTTAAAAATTTACAGATCAAATAATTCACATATAGTAATTCCGCATGTCCCATATACACTTACAAAAAGTCAAATGACTGACGCGGAAAACTTATTTCCTGAGTTATGGGAACAGGCGAGGAAATCTTTAGTAAGGGGTTCGGATGGAGAGATTAATCCAATTCTTGGTACATATATAAATTCAGTTAGAAATTTTACGGCTATTCTAGATACAACTAGTAATTTAAAGTATTTATACAGTGATTATGCTATAGACTATTTGATGTATAATCATTGGTTTAATATTTATCCTCCTCATATTGTATGTATTAATAACTTTAATACAACTAAAAAAGAATTATATGATTCAATTGAGAAAACTTCGGATTTATATATAAAATTGGCTTTATATCTTATAATTTTAACAATAATCGTTACATCTATTTACAAATACACATACAAATACAAATACAAATACAGATACGGTTATAAAAAATAAAATGAATTTAAAACCCCTAATAATAAGTATTCTTATCGATTCGGGTTCGCTACCATTCAATAGAAAAATTTATTAGGGTAATAAATCTTTTTTAAATAGTCAGGGATTTCGATAATATTTATAGGCTCCGTTAGAGCTCTTTTAACTACAATACGGTCTTTGTATCTTTGTGTTTTTTTGGGATCGGTCTCAAGGTAATAATCTTTTATTTCAGATGAAAGTATTTCCATGCGACTTTTCCATAATCCTGGGTGATTTTTACTATACATAACTGCGAGATCTCCACTTGGTAGTGGTGGAACAAGTTGTCTCTGTAAAATTTGTGTTATGTTAAATTGTGGTTTGGTTTTACTGTTAAAAAGAGGTTCGGATTCATTAGTGTGTCTCCAACCCAGATAAAGCCTTACTGAATTCTTAGTGAATTTCTGTTTATTAATTTCGTGTATAATGTTCTGGTTAAAGATAATAACCTGTTTTGGTTTAATTTCTATTTTTACTTTGTTTGGATAATCACCCGATATCTTTTCAAAACCACCACGTCCCGCGCATGTGTGTGTACCAGGAACACATGAGAAATATTGACTACCATTGTTGTCTAAATTTATCCATCCCCCATAAATGTGATCTGCATCTTTTTGAATACTGCAAGTGTCTCTATGAAATGACTCACCTGTAATACTTGTACCTGCTCTCCGTATACCTACACGATCAAATAGACACTCAATGTATCGGTTATTGTCCATGTATCCAAAAACCCTAGACAATTTCTTGAAAAGAATGTATCTAAGTTGATACATCACTAGATTATGAAAACTGGAAGGATTGCCTAATGCCCCGAAAGCTCCCAATACAAATCCGTATTGAGGTTCATCTGTTTTAAAATCCCTTAACTGAAACTTCTTAATTTCTGAAAACCAATCTGTTCCCAATAAGAATTCACTTTCTTTTTTAATTAAATTGAGATCTATAACTACCACTCCATAACTGTTTAATTGACTTGCACAACGTTTAAGATAATCATTTTCGACTGTTAAGTATTTGGTTATGCATTTTATCAATTCTTTTCTTTTTTCACCTGATATAGGCATTACTATGTATTAATGTATAGATTGTATTTTTAAATTAAATGAATTTAAAACCACTTTGTATATATTTATACATATTAATGGATATAATATGGAGTGAGGTATTTCTTGCACTTTTTACAATCTTATTTATGTATACAAATACAATTCCGGGATATATTATAGCAATCAACGGAACGTTATGTCACGGGGCTCATGCATTATCTCTTCCATATAAAAAGGAACTGAGAATATTTGACGCATCGTGTAACATATGTTTAAGTTTGTATGTAAATCTAAACCCCAGATCTCAGCCAAAGACTGGAATTATATCATGTTTTTCTTTCTTCGCGTGGAGATATAATCAAATTAATACTGGAAACTTAAAGGCGATTGTACATGCAACATGTGTTCAATTACCGTTGTTTATTGGACTAAGGCATTATAGTTTAATGAATTTCCATTTCACCGACAAACGTCATTTACTTTAGTTTTTTAACGCTAACAGATGGCGTATTCTTCTTTTTTAACTTTTTGACGTCATACTCCGGAATTTCTTTAGCCTTTTTGGCATCGTAATTCTTTTTACAATAACTCCATAATTCTTTCGAGCCTATTTTGAATTTGCGGTCTGGGGTAGCCCTATACCAAAAAACACAGTCCTGTATATTATTACTTCTTGACGTATTGTCTAGGACTAAACAGTCATATCCTTCGGTGCAGCTATTAAGAACGTCCTGAAAAACCGAAAAATGTGGGAATATCCCAAAGAAATTATTATACAACTTTTGTTGATTTTGTATAATATTTTCCCTGAGAATAAAAACATAATCGATATTGGTTCTTAAATCGGGTGGCAAATCCATACAGTACTGCATAGTTAATAAAAATGTTATTCTCCAATGGCGACCATTCATAAATATACCTCGGATATTTGGATCTTTTATCATGCGCTTATCATACATACAATCATCTAATAAACAAAATACGTCATTATCCGCTGTTTTTTTCTTACCGTCTATTATTTTTTTTTGTCTAGTTATAATTTGCTGTATAATCTCTGGTTTATATTCAGAGTGTATTAATAGTTCGGGTATGAAATTTGAGTAAAAAGCATTCCCATCTTCAGTTGCTGATATAGCTACACCGGCATTTATATTTCGCAACCGATATAATATATCAGCAACTAATGTACTTTTACCTGTTCCTCGCTTTCCTATAAAAACACATGTGGCCGGACCAGAACCTGTAAGTCTTTTTTCTTCTATCTTACGGGGATTAAATTTAGATAGACTTATCGACATAACTAATATTACATTTATATTATTAATTGTAATAATCGGACGTATCTAGAACATCCGGTTCTAGTGTGGCATATGAAACGATTAAACTAATGAGTGCACCAACTATAGCACCACAAATTAAGAGGGCAACTTCGTTAACTCCAGCGCTCTTTTTCTTATCTTCTGGTGCTTTCTTTATAATAAATCTGTTTACGGCAAAAGCTAAACATACTGTCAATATAATTATTATAACAGCCTTAATGTCAAAAACATAAAAATCTAATGAAGGAAAATACATATTAATAATTAGTATCTTTATTTTTAAAGTCATAATATAAACTTAAAAATAAAGTATATTATATAACATAAAGTGCGATGGATTCTACCCCTATACAAAGCATGGACTCTTATAATTCTATAAATTCTATAGATTTTGGAGAAGTTGTATTGTTTATAAAATTTGGAACAGATTGGTGTGCTCCATGTAATAAAATGAGTAATGTTCTGGCGGGTATTTCAAATTCCATAGTTTATACCGTAGATGTAGAAAATGAAGATTTTGAAGAGTATTTAGCTACGAATAACATTTGTAATATACCAACTGTTATAATCAAATATAAAAGCAATACGACACAGTTCGTAGGAATGAGGACTACCGAGGAAATTAATCATATGATACATAATATAAAGACTCGTTATCACGACCTGACCGACACTGTTTTTTAAGAAATCTTGCAAAAAAATAACTGGTTTAAAAATATCTCACAATTTATAATCAGTTACTTTAAAAGTTATGGCGGAGAATTATAAAAAATATTCCCAGATAGAACATGTCCTAGAACGCCCTGGGATGTATGTGGGAGATACTAAAGACATAGTCTCTGAATGCTGGACGGTTAACCCAGATACCAACACTGCGCACCATAAAACATGTAAATGGAACCCCGGGGTATATAAAATTTTTGACGAAATCTTAACAAATGCATCAGATGAAGTTCAAAGAAATAAAAAGATGACATGTATAAAAGTTGACATAACAGACGATGGCTTGATTAGTGTATACAATGATTCTGGAATACCAATTGAAGTGCACCCCGAGTATAAAATTTACATCCCTGAACTTATTTTTGCAAATCTTCTTACTACAAGCAATCATGACGACACCAAAAAAAGAACAACCGGGGGGCTTAACGGGTTGGGGGCTAAACTCGCAGCCATCTTTTCCGATACATTTACAGTAGAGACGGCATCCGGTGGTAAAAAATACACTCAAACATTTGAAAAAAATCTCAGTAAAATTCTTAAACCCAAAATTGGAAAAACCTCTAAAGAATACACTAAGATTACATTCATGCCGGACTTTAAAAGATTTGGGATTCAGTGTATAACACAGGATACCAAAGACGTCCTCGTGAAGAGAGTTTTTGACATCTGCGCTATTACCCCAAAGAACGTAGATATCTATTACAACGGTAAAAAACTATCAGTAAAAGACTTTTCCGATTACGTATCTGTATACATCGGACCCAAAAAAGAATGTCCTAGGGTTATTCAAGAAGAACCTAGATGGCAGGTAGCCATCGCACCATCTGAAAACGGATTTCAATGTATGTCATTTGTAAATGGCGTAAATACATCTGACGGGGGAAGTCATGTAGACCATGTCATCAATCCTATCATTAAAAAACTAACAGAAATTATTCAAGAAAAAAACAAGAGCTTGACTATCAAGCCTAATTACATTAAAGACAACTTCTTTGTATTTATAAATTGTATCATCGAAAATCCATCATTTTCTTCACAGACAAAGGAAAAGAACATTACAAAAGTTTCAGACTTTGGCAGCAAATTTATAACATCCCCGGATTTTATCAAGAATTTATCTAAAATTGGAATAATCGAGAGTGTACTATCTCTTGCGGATGCCAAGGAAAAGAAATCTCTTCAAAAAACAGATGGGAAGAAAACGTCTAGAGTTATCATCCCGAAGCTTGACGATGCAAACAGGGCCGGTACAAAAGATTCATCTAATTGCACCATTATCTTCACAGAGGGAGATTCTGCTAAAGCCACCGCTGTATCCGGCCTATCTGTTGTAGGAAGAGACACATACGGGGTTTTCCCACTTAGAGGAAAGTTGCTAAATACCCGAACAGCAACATATGCGCAGTTGTCTAAAAACGAAGAGATAAATAACATCAAACAAATCCTTGGCCTTCAAAACGGTAAAAAATATAAAAACGTATCAGAACTAAGATATGGGCGAGTTTTGATTATGACAGATGCAGACACTGATGGATTTCATATCAAAAGTCTGCTTATTAATTTCATAGGAAATTCTTGGCCAGAACTACTAAAAATAAATTTCATATCATCTCTGGTTACGCCGATCATTAAAATATCAAAAAGAAGCGAAATGTTGTCATTTTACAACCTGAGTGATTACAATAAATGGAAAGAAAATAATAATATGTCTGGATACAAGGTAAAATACTACAAGGGACTTGGTACTAGCACATCATCTGAGGCAAAGGAATACTTTAAAGACATGAAGACTCTTGATTACAAAATAGAAACCGCAGACGATGAAAAATACTTAACAATGGCGTTCACAAAAACTGAGGCTGACGCAAGGAAAAAATGGATTCTTGAAAATATCAAATGCCCAGAAACTCTAAATTACAATATAAGCAAGGTAAATGTAAAAGATCTTATTAACAAAGAACTTGTACTCTTTTCGATCGCAGACAACATCCGCTCTATACCCAGTCTAGTAGATGGGCTTAAACCATCCCAGAGGAAAATCCTTTACGGTTGCATCAAAAGAAATATATATTCCGAAATCAAGGTGTCTCAACTCGCAGGATACGTGTCCGAGGTTTCAAGTTATCACCACGGAGAAACAAGCCTTCAAGATACTGTAATCGGGATGGCCCAGACATTTGTAGGTTCTAACAATATAAATCTCCTAGAACCAGTTGGGCAATTTGGTACTCGGCTCATGGGGGGGAAAGACTCCTCCAGTCCTAGGTACATTTTTACTCACCTCTCTAAAAAGTTCAAGAACATGTTTAATCCAGACGATTACCCGCTTGTAAATTATCTAAACGACGACGGGTTTTCGATTGAACCGTCTTTCTATGTCCCAGTGTTGCCCCTTGTACTTATCAACGGGGCATGTGGAATTGGAACCGGGTTTTCTACTGACATCCCATGTTTCAATCCAGAAGACCTGAAAAAGAGGCTACTAAAATTGGTAGACGATGAAGATGCAGACATCGACGAACTGACACCGTGGTACAATGGATTTACTGGTTCAATAACAAAAGTAGAAGAAAATAAATGGATATCAATGGGTGTCTATAAAATTGTATCAAATACTGTGACAATAACTGAGCTACCGATTGGAACATGGACAGAGGAATATAAAACTTTCCTAGACAAACTAGAGACCGATGAGCAGATTTATAGCTACAAAAATATGTCATCAGAAACGAGCGTACACTTTGAAGTAAAAATCCCCCTAGAGAACATAATAAACTGGAAAGACAATAAGGAATTTGATAAAAGGCTCAAAATGACCTCACATATATCTGCCAAAAACATGCACATGTTTAACGAAAAGAATGAAATTGTAAAGATGTCATCCGCTGAAGAAATTGTTTATCATTTTTGGAAAATCAGAACAGACTATTATATCAAGAGAAAAGAATACATTTCCCAGAGGCTAGAGAAAGAATTGAATCTCATAACATCGAAGATTAATTTTGTAAACGATGTGATTGATGAAAATGTTAAAGTATTTAGACAAAAACTATCTACAATAAATGAACAGCTAGATACTAGAAAATACCTGAAAATAAACGAAACATACACATATCTAACTGACATGAAAATCCATACATTCAGTGAAGATACGATTGATGAATTGATTTCAAAACAAAAAAATATTTCTGACCAATACTCACAGAATAACAATTATACTCTTCTAGATTTCTGGGAAAACGATCTGAATAAATTTAATTAAATTAAATTAAATTAAATTAAATTTAAAATAAAAATCTATACTTATAATAAAAAAATAATGCTAGCTCAGGATATTACAAAAATGCTTCCCCCCATCGTACAGCAGTACCTTTTTAATCTTATTATCCCAGTTATTCTTGCGGCATTCTTCTGGATGTGCGTAGGAGTACTAGACAACCAGTGCAAGGGGGAGACGGACGCAGAGAAGAGATCTCTTATGTTCACCCGCAATGCGCATATTGGCATGGGTGTATTCAGTACCGCTATGGCCGTATACACAATTTTTAATGTTATAAAGAAAAAGCGCATGTAAACTACAACAGTCCTCATAAAAGACCGATAATTAAATTAAAAATGTGTAATTATTACATTAATTTAATTTAATTTAATTTAATTTAATTTAATTTAATTTTCCTGGCGGCGTATAAAACCTCCATCTTCAGATTTAATCCATTCGTCTTCAATTATATATAGTCTATGAGAATTAAAAAAAGTCGCTACATCATTTATATTTTCTGTAAAAAGTAATGGCCTTTGTTTATTCGGGGACCATAACTTGGTTGCAAAATGGTAAGCAGTTTTCCATTTTTCAGAACCTGAAGTTAATATACACATGGAATGACAATGCTTATTTAATGTTGAATTTATCGCAGTCAATGTTTTAATTAATTTCATATATGCACAAATGGGTAATTCATTTTCTTTATTACCAGTCCCCTGTAGATCAACAAGTAGATGATATGTAAGATTATTATTTTTAATATACCCCCATGTATTCTCTAAATATAATAAGAATTCATCATATTTAACTTCATCGTATTCTTGTTCCTGTTTTAGTTTCACCGTAAAAAGAAATTTTACATTATCTAAAGTTATTACATAACCAGATGTATCTTTTATTGTGATAATCTCCTCAGTCATATTTAAATATAATTAAATATAATTAAAGATAATAAAACGCGCAAATATTACGTTTTTATAGTTATATTAAAGATATTCTGTATATGTGTGGTATATACTCTCCTCTATAGATGGACGAAACATTGTTTCTTGCCTGGAAAGACTTAGAACAAATTATTAAAGAAACTGAATATGGAGCCGAAGAGAAACTCAATTGCCAATGTAGACACTCAAATGTAATTTTTAATCCATCAGATAAGGCAGATATATGTTTAGATTGTGGTCAGATTTTAAAAATGGACGGGGATAGCTGCGAATGGAACAGTTATAAAAAGGAAGACGGATCTTTTCAGACTTCTCAACAAAGAGGAGATGCATGGGTGAGCGATAACCCATATGACAAAACGGGTACAATACCGGGGTTTCATAAAAATTCTTTTATCATGCGGATGCATTATCAGGCGACTTTTAGTCATAAACAAAAAACATTTTGGAAAATCTCTGAACACCTTGAAAATTATCGCACGCTACTCTCACTTCCCCACGCTATCGTACCAACTGCTAAAAATATGTGGCACATTTGCATGGAATCTGGAAAACTTACTCGGGCATCAGTTAGAAATGGGTTGATATCTGCATGTATGTATTATTCGGGGGCTCAGAACAATATATCAGTGGATCGTAAAAAATTGATAGAAATTACCGAGGGTAATCAAAAAGGGTTTCTCAAGGGTGAAAAAATTTTTCTAGAGATAATGCAGGATGTTCCAGCTTATAAATACCTAGGAAGAAAAAAGGAAGATGTTAAGGATACTGACGCCTTTGTAAAATTCTGTAATCAACTGGAACTTCCTTTCAAGACAGTTTCTATGTGTAATGAAGTATATACAAAAAATATAGACCGATTAGACTCTGTTACGCCTAAATCTATTATAGCAGGGGTCTTGTTATACGTTGTCAAATGTGAACTAAATCTCAGGCAGCCATCTAAGGCAAAAATATCACAGGTAGTTGACGTATGTATTCCCACTATCAATAAAGTGTTTAAAATTTTAGAATCGTAAAGTCATAATGTATTTAAAAAATAAAAACATACACATATAAACCATGATTGCTCTATTGATTGCATTGATATCATATGTTGTTAAACCCGTTATGTATCCAGTTTATAGAACGACCATTAAACCAAGGGGTAATTCTGTTTATAACTCAGGTAGAGGATATGAAACCATGTTAGAATCATTGACGCCTCCTTCGGGAGGAGAACTACGACTTTTGACCCACCTTAACGGTAATGCTTGGGCACAAAACTGGCTACTTCACATGGGTAGAAATTATACAGAACTATATGACGACCATTATCCAACTGAATGCGGCAATATGAAAGAAGCTTCGAATATTTACACGTCTGAGGAATATTTTTATTTCGGATTTTTCCCCAGGAGTAGTAAGTGTGGACAACATGAACCAAAGTATATGGCGCTCTTCGTTCTCCAGCCCAAACAAAGAGCTATGAATGCTAAACTAATCGTAGAAAATCCAAAGTATATCCACGAAGATACTATGCTAATCGATTTCGAAAACAGTCTTAGACAATTGTGTGACGAATCTTATGTGTTTTTTAAGTATGACGAACTCAAGAGACCGGGTCAAATCAGGTACTACTACGAGTGGACTTTCACTAATTAAATGTATATTTAATTAAAATGTTTGGTTTACTGTAATAATGAATGAAAAGGTTGTTAAAATAGAAGATTGTTGGATGACCAAAGAATATACCGAACATAACAAAGACAGAATAGAACAAAAATTATTACCACCCGGAGACGAGTTTATGGTTTATTTTTTAAGATTTTTATTATTCTGTGATCAATGTCACGACTTTTGTGAAGAGGCCGATAGAAATAACTGGATATATAAGGTTAGTGGCAAAGACAAGATAAAGGAAAAAATTTACAATATAATAAAGAACGGATACGCACTAGATATACGAAGTTTAGGGGGCCTCACGGCAACTGAGCTTAATGGATATGGTATAGGACCAGATTCTATAGAATCAGCCTGGAAGAGTACTAGTGAAATGAAAAAAATAATAGATAACTTACTTATGAATGCATTTCGTATTAAGGTTGTAGGGTCAAGCGCCGGGGAAGCCCAAGATGGTTGTTCTATGGCTTCTAAAAGATTATTACAAAAAGTAGATTTAGTACCTGGGGCGGCTGCAACGGAATATTCACCTTATATAATTGCAGTAGACGCCGATCAAAGTCGTTTTAAATTATCTACATTATTAAATTATATATGTGACATAACTATAGACAAAAAGATTCGCAGAGAAGTTAATTTATGTGATATGGCATCTACAAAATACGATTCGGCAAGTGGTTCTGGTGCACTAAATTTTATTAAAGCAATTAAGGCAAATTATGAAAATACAGATAATATAAAAATTAAAGACATTGTAGATACAACCGAATTAAAACTTACAGTCAAAGATACACCTATTATACATATCAAATATGAGATAGATACCAGTATTGGAGACAGAATTGACAGTGAAAATTGGAAAGAAAGAAGAAAAGCCATTATTAATGATGTTAAAAGCAATGAACACAAAACAGAACTTGCATTTTGGCCAGCAGCTAAAGCGAGTATATATAATGATATACTAAATGAAGGAATTATAGTTCCTTATTCAAAACCTGGTACAAGTAAAGATAAAATGTATGAATGGAAAAGAAATAGAATTACACCGGGTGATTTAAAAAAACTAGGTCAAAAGTCTCCGAGTATAAAATTAAATATAATTAAGTTTTTCAGTAGAAAAGAAGAACAATTTGCGGAATTAAATAACGTTATAAATTCCGAAAATTCCTCGGTATCGAGCTTAACATCTAATTATGATATAAATAATACTAGGTGGAACCCGGAGATTGGAATAGCTCCAGATAAGGAATTAAATGATTTGTTTAACATTATGTGTTATAAAACCCTAGGAGATTTCGGACAAATACTAGAATACAATAGTTTAACGGGTAATTTAACACAATATAGGAGTTTATTTATAACCTTTGATACCATCTGTTCTAGAATAAGTTCATTGTTTAATAGATATACAATTTTCGAGTCCTCTGCTGTTGAAGAACAGGGTGTTACTATGTTTTTACCTGAATATATAAATACTGCAATATTGGGTGTACAAAACCTAGCGCGAGCTCATGATGGTGCAGATGGGTTATTGACTTTATCAAGAAAGCGCCAGAACATCGACATATCATCGAGCTTCGGTAAAAAGAAGAAAGTGTCAATTAGGAATACATCTACTAAGCTTCTAAAAGCCAAATTAAAGCTAGTTGGTATCCCTGTTACTAAAGTAGTAAGAGGAAAGCGTATGAAGTTAACAAGAAAACAATTAGAAATGAGAGCTGATGCATTTAAGAAACTACAAATGAGATGCCAAAAGAAAGGCATTAGCCTTACATACGTTTCTAAGAAAGGACGTAAATACAAGTCTGTTAAAAGACTTCTTAATGACATGAAAAGAAAACCGAAAACTAAACCGAAAACGAAAAAGAAATCTAAAACGAAATGGGGATGATCCGGGTCGAAGCCTGCGCCAAAGACAAGGACGATGAACATGTCTCGCGCAAGCTTCGGATGATCTTCAAAGCCCGGAGAGTCCAATTTCGGATGATCCACGCCATTCCCCGCGACGATCTAAATAAATCGAGTAAGAATTCTGAATGAAGACATCAAGATAAATTAGTCTCTTGAGGTTTGAGAAAGAATTCAATTAAATTAAATTTATAAAAATCAGTTCTAATAAGTAATGGAAGTCCTTTTAATCCCTATTTATTTTTTATTGATAATCTCTTATCTAATTATGGTCCCATCTGCAACTGCGTCATGGTACTCTCATTGTTTTAAATTACCTTTTATTCATGGAGTTGGTATAGCAGTCTCTCCAATTATAGCAGGTATGATTATTCAATCATTAAAGACCGAGGCGCCCAGCGGAGGCGGCACGACTGGTCTGGGGACACTCGGTGAGACAGTTATGGAACATACAGATGTGTCTTGGGCGGTACAGAATATTTATATTTTTGCAATGGCATCGCTTCTAACATATGGTGTATATAAACAAGCTCTAGGAAAATGCAAATTAGGGTATCGTTAAAAAAATCTAAAGTTTTTATAAAATTTTATTATAAAATAAATATAATTACTTTATTATAAATTATGTATAATAAAAGTTATAAAACAGGTCCTGGTGAGCCTCATGTAAATAATGAGACCAAAAAACCCACCCGAAGTATTAATAACCAGGTTAAAAAAGGTAAAACTCTTTATGGTAGGGAAATGCGTTTGAACAGGGAGGAGTATGGTCTGAGCGCAGCCGCGGCCTACGCCAATATGATCAAAATTCAGAACGCCAACCTCGCGCAGGTGGCAAAGGATCAGGCGGCAACGGCGGCGAAGGATCTGGAGGCGGTCATGGCAGCGGAGAAGGCAGCTGCAGCGGCGGCGGCGGCGAAGGATCTGAAGGCGCCTGCCTGGTCGGCGCCGGCGCCACAGTGGTTCGGCGGTCTGAGCGCAGCCGCGGCCTACGCCAATCAGATCAACATCCAGAACGCCAACCTCGCGCAGGTGGCAAAGGATCAGGCGGCAACGGCGGCTGCAACGGCGGCGAAGGATCTGGAGGTGGCAACGGCTGCGAAGGATCTGGAGGCGGCGAGGCTGGCGACGGAGACCGCAACGGCGGCGAAGGATCTGGAGGTGGCAACAGCGGCGAAGGATCTGGAGGCGGAGGGTTGGTTCGAGGGCATGGCCGAGGACGGCGACGACGACGAAGAGCCCGCAGGTGGCGACGGCGACTGGGAGCCCGCAGGTGGCGACGGCGACTGGGAGCCCGCAGGTGGCGACAACACACAGGCCCCGGGTGGCGGCGAAAACACATACACACAGGCCCCGGGTGGCGGCGAAAACACATACACACAGGCCCCGGGTGGCGGCGAAAACACATACACACAGGCCCCGGGTGGCGACAGTTCCAACGTCACCTCTCAGTGCCCCCCCTGCAACACAAACCTCTCCACCAATACCCTCAATACCGGCGGCACTGTGGTCAACTTCGAGTCATCTAACCTGTTTGACCTAGTATCTTTCTTGGAACAACCGAATCAGAGTATCGCGCCCGTGATCTTCGGCGACCCTAACTACAACGCCAGTGATCCAGATGCCAATGACAATCTGAGTTTCTCAAAATCTCTTTTCAGGACACAGGTGATGGGGTGTGGGGTTGGTGAAGGTTTGGACTTTCCCGATATACACGCGACCATAATATCAAACCAGTACAAAACTTACGGACAGATGAAATTTTTTGGGCATACAGTACTAGCTTGGAACCCTATCACGCCGAGCGCGACCTTGAACAAGATGGAACCGCGTTTGAGCAAGATGGAGGGCGACGAAGAGTTGTGCAACCACGGAGAGCACACGATAACTGCCACCTCTGACCAAGTTTCAAGTATTAAAATAAGATATGTAAGAAGGTTTTTTTATGTTTACTACGGCTTAGTTATCAAGGAGATCGGGTCCTTAAAGATCTCTCTGTTAGCAGAGGCGATGAAGTACAGGGCGCGGGTTCTAAGCCGCCAAGCCGCGATTCTGGAGGGCGCGGGAGCCGAAAGCGTAATTATACACAATCTAGATGCTTCTATCGCCGATTCTGCGCGTTACGGTGACGTCGCAACAACTTTTTTTGTAGGCGCGGTTCCTTATCACATATCTAATTTAAGATCGCTGAATACGATGCTAATAAACTTGGGAGGAGGGGGTGTAGACGAAAAGCTTTTCGCATTAATTGGTATGCAGTACAGCCTGTACGAAGAGCAGGTTAATAAGCAGGGTGAGCACATGGAGTTGCTGGCGGCGGCGGCCGGCTTGGCTGCGGCGAACGCCGGGGAGGCGGAGCAGTGGGCGGAGGCGGAGCAGAATGCAACTCTTCAACTTCAAGACCAGTATGGTATGGAATTAGGGGAGGGGGATAATTCATTGTCACAATGGGTCAATATGGCGCCGCCATCTGACCTCGCCACAGAACATTTTAAAACACTAGCTAAAGCTGTGATAAGTACACTAATTGGAGATCAGGCGCCCCCTCAACTATTTTATGAGATGGTACTAGGTCCGAACTACACCTCCGCTCTCGGGATTATGGGCGCGAGATTTGATTTCGAATGGAACCAAGGCACAAAATGGTCTGTAATAATCCAGGCGTTCATGAACGCCTGGGACGCAGACGCAGCGGAGGGCGGGGATCAGCGGACTACAACGTGGATAAAAAATCAAATAATGTCATGGGGTGGCTATATTTTAAGGCATTTGACAGACGAAGAAGAATGGATTATTTCTAGAATGGGAGCATTATTAAACGAGGGCAAATATAGTAACAGTGAAGGCGTAATAATGGCTTCTCAATTTCTTACTATCCTTGGTAAATCGGTTGGTCTAACTCGCGCACAAGCTGTACAGGACGTCCAAGAAGCATCGGGGATAGTAACTGAGTTGGAGGGTAACACCGCAGCCCTGAATTTACAAATTCAAAGCCTCATGGCACAAATCACGGCGTTGGAGACTGAGTCTTCCGGGGCGGAGCTGGAGAGGATGGAGGCGGCGGGAGCGGCGGGGGCGGCTAATAATACATTACAAAACATTTCCACCTCCTGGGCAAACTTTATGACGTCCATAGGGGGTGACATACCCTACCCCACAAGTCTCCACAACGCGCCGATTAGTTCTGAGATAGACTACGTAAAAACTAAATTAGTAGAGAAACATGATGATATGGAAGGGCGGATTTCTTTGCTGGACACCATGGAGGTGGATCTTAGTGCAGCAAGGGCCAATCTTGTTGCAGCGCAAGCTAATGTAACTAGAATAGATGCTGATCTTGTTACAGCAAATGCTGATCTTGATATAGCAAATGCTGATCTTGTTACAGCAAATGCTGATCTTGTTACAGCAAATGCATCTGTTGGTTCATCAAATATCATTATTACCGATTTGATAGACAACCCAAATTGTTCCGTGGCAGAAGGTAATGTACGAGATCTTCTATCAGGTCAAATCACCGCGTTGGAAGGAACTATAGAGAGGCAAGTCGAGGTACTTGCAACGCGACTAGCCAAAATCAATGAACTAGAGGCGGCGGAGACGGGGGCGGTGACGGCGGAGGCGAAGCTCGCCGCCGAGACGGACATATATAAAGATAAATTAAAAAAAGCAAAAGAAACGTCTGAAGCCGACATCAAACTAAGGAATATGATTATCATAGGTCTTGCGGTTTTTATAATCATACTGATAATAGTTGTAATCATGAAGTGATTTTATCTAATTCGAATATTATTCCATAAATATTATAAACATAAATAAATTTGTTATGTTTATAATAATAAATGGATTGCATACAATATTATTATAAAAATCCAGAGGATAGAGATAAATATCATATAAAATGTGAAAATATGAAATTTAAAACTCTAAATGATTTAGAAAATTTTAACAATGCAGATCTTCTGGAATTTGTAAATGAGATTTATTCAGACGATGCATTTGTAGAGGATAGTCCTTTTACATTTTCAGATAATTATATAAATCTTGAAAATGATGATATATGTAAGACAACAGATATGTCTCTGGGACCGCAACAAAAATTTATGGGTCAAATAATGGGTCCATCTAGCAACTTTAATAACTTACTTGTATATCATGGTCTAGGTTCTGGAAAAACGTGTACATCTATAGTAGTTGCAGAATCTCTAAAGAATGCTACAAATCACCGGATAATATACGCGGTCCCCGCCCCACTTATAGATCAATACTATGAGGAAATTTCAGGTGAAATACGCAACGGAACGTTTTCTTCATGTCCTTCATTTTGTTTGATAAAACAAGGGGACGGCAATTTAGAAAGGGACATTTATGTATCCGAGAATAAAAACTCCCTTCTCATTAAAAAACAAAAAGTACTAGAATCTGAAATAGCAAAAATGTACAAAATTGAAGTTATGATTAATAATGGTGATAACTCGGCTATTTTAGCTAAACAATTTAAAAGTCAGGAAAACGAGGTTTCTAGATTAACACTTGAGCTCAGAAACTACCAGGAAACAATTCGGGGAAATATAATCAGGACCTTTGAAATTATTAGTCATAATAAATTCATCGAATCATTATATAAAACTGGAAAAAATGGACAATTTATTAAAAATGATAGACTTTTGAACGATTCTGGGTTATTTAGAGAAAATGGGTTATTAATAATAGACGAAATACAAAGACTAGTAAGTGCGGGTGGGACATTCTATAAAAAATTATACGACTCTATAAGATATTATTTTCATCCAAACTTAAAATTAGTTCTTATGTCTGCAACACCTATATACGATAATCCATATGAATTGGCTCTAACAATTAATCTGTTGCGCCCCAGGATTCCATTCCCCATAAAGGAAATAGATTTTTATAAGTATTTCATAGGTGAGAAAAAAATAGTAGGGGGAGAAGAAGTATGTGATAAACAATCTAAGACTTCTACATGGATTAAAGAAAATTCATGTGTAATAAATACCGAACTAATTCGTTACATTTGCTCGGGGTATATTTCTTATTTCAAGGGGGGTAACCCAAATGCTTATCCATACAAGAGAATTATAACAATTCAACACCCGTTTTCAAATAAACACAAGCTAGATTACATAGATGCACTTTATTCAGATATTTCAAAAGACAAACAATTATCAAAATCAGACGAAACGGACAATAGCAACTACGAAAATGTACTGTTAGGAAATTATGACAATACAGAAGATGATAAGATAACTGGGATGTTTGTAACTAGTCAACAATATTCTAACATAACACTCCCTAAAATAGGAGAAACTGTAAATAAAACCCTTGCAGATAAAAAAACCGCTTTACAAACTTTTAGACAAAATCTTAGATCTATTAAAGGCTCAAATACAGACATTATACAATACGTTAAAACTATTTCTGTTAAATTTGCATCTATAATAGAATTGACACTGAGCAGTAAAGGACCTGTGTTTATATTCTCAAATTGGCTTAAGTATGGGGTCGAACCCCTCGCTATCATTTTAGAAGCTCTCGGTTTTATAAATTTTCAGGGCGATAACAATAAAGCAGCTAATAAATATTTTATATGGAGTTCAGAAACTAAATCTAAGGATCCCACGGGGGCTTTAATAAAACGGGCTAGAAATACATTTAATTCTCCAGAGAATTCAGACGGAAAATTGCTTAAGGTTATTTTAGGAACAAGATCCGTTATGGAAGGAGTGTCTTTTAAGAATGTAAGACAAGTTCATATAACAGACCCTTGGTGGAACGAATCTAGAATCGAACAAATTCTTGCTCGGGCGTCTAGGTATTGCAGTCATTCTGGATTACCAAAAGAAGAACAGTTTGTTGATATATATAGACACTATTCTATCTTCCCAGGAGAAGGAGAAGACGATGACGCAAATAAGAAAATAGGTAACTGGAAAAATTTAGCAGTTGATAGCATAGATCAAAAAATGTTGCAATCGTCTATTAAAAAATACGCAATCAATAATGACTTCGAAAAAATAATTAAAAGCTGTTCTATAGATTGTAATATAAATAAAAATGGCAATATAGTAAGGCTAGAGGAACATTGTATTCCGGTAAGAGGAGGAATGTATCAGATTTACTATAAGAACCCGTCAAACGGTCGAATGTACATCAGAGAAGGAATACCTGATCTAGTTCAATTCAGTCAAATTTACGAAAGGGAATTTACATTCCCAAGAAACAATCTTCCTATTAAATTTATAGAGGCAGGCTTTCAGTCCGGGCAGGAAACAAATATGATTACTCCATATTCTGACTCAGAAATATTATACGACACAGACATAAATAAGGATTTAAATATGATGGAAAATATAATACCATGGACTTCTCAAAAAACATTTAAGGAACTTGATATAGACGCGTCTGTAATGAAGTATATGATAAATTTGCATGGTAATTTTAAGATGATACCAGCTCTTAGAAAAATTTATTTAAACGAAACGGGAAGTACAACAATAACATTCAAAGATGATTACAAGTTAAAAGATAATCTCGTAAAATGTATAAAATCACTTGCATCAAGTGATTTAGTATCAAAAGAAGTAAAACGGAAAATTGCAGACGACTTTTATCAGGATTCACAAAAGGAAAAAATAAATAAAAAGGTTATGGAATTAATATATACATACGGAGCTTATCCTGAAACACATCTAGAGGAATTATTGCTTATTGGTATTAACAACCCGGGAATTGTAAACGAAGCCCATGCAATGTATAAAAATAAAACTAAAAATAAAATGTAATTGTAAAAGTAAATAACAAATGAGTTCATCCACATTAAAATTTTTTGACAACCTAACAACCGAGAATATAATAAACTGGATGATCACTAATTTATCTGATGACCAGATAAAGATGTGTTTAAATAAAAGCGGTGTCCCTGATATTTCCTCTATATCACCAACTTCTTCACCCGGGGCGGGGTCTTCGAGTGATCCAATTAGTTCTAGGTCTTCATCTCCTACACCCAGTCAATCACCTCCGTCAGACGACGACTCTAACGATATTCTTATGGAATTGTATACTAAATGTAATTCTAAGGGCTACGTAATCAAGAGTGCGAATAATTACAATGTCGAATATTATAGATTTAAAGAACTAGAACCCGGGGACGCTCAGGTTGGACTCCGTACGGTAAATGAAGGGGAAGCTACTTGGGTATATATAAAGAGTGACATGGCCACATTTAACGAGCTACAGTCATGTAACGATGAAATATCTACGGATGAAATGGAGGCGTTTGAGTTTTTAAAGGATGAATATAGTAAAAATTATATGCCGGCACCCCCTGAAGTAATTGGGGCGGCAATGGAATATTCTAAGTTAGATTTTGAACCACCCATAGACACTGCTATGGAGGATACAGTCAGTTCTGATAGTCCAAGATTTGCACCGCTATCTGATGTAATGATGAAGGCATTGAATACACAAAAAAAGTCTGGCAGCTGGATGAGAGAGACTTTCCCAGAGATAAACGACGAATCTGTTAGGATGTGGCCAATATTCTTAATCAGTTCAGAAGATAAGAGATTAACCTATATAAAACCAGTTGTTAGAAATGAGTCAATATCTTTCGTAGAAGGTACCCTGTTAGCCGCAGTTATAAATACTGTAGCAAAAAAGGCCTCTAAAGAATTTTATGAAGAAGTAAGTAAACAGGGAATAAGTGGAGACATTATAACTAGACTTAATGAAGCGCTTAAAGATCAACCCGAATATATTATACGAGCGATAGAGTTTAATTATAACGAAGATAATCACAGGACTTTATTCGGGGATAATTATTTTGGCGAAGAAGATGAACACCAGTTCGGTAAAGAACTGGACTATAGTTGCGGAGGAGACGATTCCAGTCATTATGGAAACGATCCGGACTATAGTTGCGGAGGAGACGATTCCAGTCATTATGGGGATGAAAATGACGATACAAACTTTGGAGGGAAAAAAAATAAAATTGCAAACACGTTTAATATGTCATCGATGTACGAGGGGTTAGAAGATGATATGGATCAAGACAATTCGACAATACCCGACGTTCCTCGACCTATGATAACCGGGTTATCTAGCGGAATTAAAAAAAATAAAAAGGTTAGTGAAATGACTATACAGGAGATAGAAGAACGTATGCTTAGACAGCACGGACCGAGATACTTGAAAGACTTTAAGCCTGAAAAATACAGAGCAAAAACGGGTCATATCAACGTCCGTTATGTAAAAAGAAGTAAATGTGTAAGTACATCAGAATGTACTTGTACGCCTAGAGTCATGGACGACTCTAGTTTCGGCGATACCGGCGGAGATTGCGCTTCATGTACAATGTCAAAATATGGGATCGCATTAGATAGCGGAGATGTATTTTCTGAATTTAATACAGGATTTGGCGATCAGGGCGAAGAATTGTTGTTTTAGTTTATTTATCTCCTAGGGAGCTTTTTCTTGCCTATACGCCCCTTTTTTAGAGATTTTACTAAAGAAGATACTGTAGGTTCTAAACTCATATCTTCTAGTTCGTCCATTAATTTTTTAGAATCTAATTCAGTCGCGAAGTCAATCATTTTAGCTCTTCTAGAGTTAATAATGGCTCTATTTATTTCATATTCCCTGTTATACGCGTCTAATAAATTAGAAAACCTGTCGTTTATAATATTTACCCAGGTGCTATAATGAA